TTTACCCAAGAATCTGCAGTTTCTTTGTCTGTATGTACAGGTGATGGGTCATCGTACATAACAGTTTGAATAACCGTGTAAGTAGCACCTTTTGGGGTTTTCGCCTTTGTAAGTTCAAGGATAATATCTCTTCCTTTTTCAGCGTCAGTGATATCACCTTTTGCTCTCCAAATTGGAATGATTTTATCTAAAACTCCTTCGTTTTTGTAGTTGTGTTTGAATCTCCAAAATTTAACTCCATCAGCCTCATTGTCACGGTCAATAACCTTAACGATGTAAAACTTACGAGGTTTATATTGTTTTGCTAACTCTTTATCAGAGTCTTTACCTGTAGACATTAATTCTTCATGAACTTCTGAAAGTGGTGAACGTTCATTGTCGTTTTTTCCTGGGTCGAATAATTTAACCCATTTTCCGTCAACTTGAACTTCGTGAAACCAAACTTCTTTGAAAGGTGAAGACCCGTCAGGTGTTGGAAGGATTCTTAATCGCTTTTGTCCTTGTTTTTCATTGTCTTTAAGGATTGCTGCGAAGTATTTCTTCATCCTGTCTTCTTGAGACATTTTAGAGGAGGATGACCCCTGTTTCGAATTTTCGTACTGCGCCAGTACTGCGTCTAGTGAATTGTTTGTCGCCATTTTTGTATGTATTTATTGATTTATATAAAAGATAAGTGTCAGCCATTGTAATGTCAAATAGTATAAAGATTAAAAATATTTTGTTTTTTAATTGATTTTCTTAAAGTTATCAATTTCAGGTTCTCCCTCATCTCCAAAACTTCTGAAACTTTTTTTAATTTCCATAGGTGAAAAATCTTCAACTTCATCTTGAGTTAAAATATAATCATTTTTTCCCGTTTTTTCCATATCTGTCATTTTGTCATCAAAAAATTGAGATAACTTTTGATTAAATGGTCCTGAATCCAAACTTCTTAATTCTAATTTTTCTTCAGGGGTTTTAACTCTATATTTCTCTATTTTTTGTTCAATACTATTTAATTTAGTAACAATTTGGTCCATATCTGTTAGTTTATTTTCCAAAGTTTCCAAATGTTTAAATAATGTATCAAAATATTCTTCTTGTTTTGTTTCAACATTCTTTTGTGATTTAACAAGGTCAGTTACTTCAATCTCTTCTTTATTACCGTCTTTTTCTTCTCCAACTTTCTCAACATCGGGGTCTGTTGCAATATCAACCGGTTGTGGTGTCTCACCTCCTGGAGGTGGTGGTGGAGTTCCTGCTGCAGGTGCTCCTGCCGGAGGTATTGCTCCCGCGTCAGGTGTTGGTATTGCCGCTCCCGCGTCTCCCGCTGGAGGTGGTGGTAAAGCCGCCGCTGGGTCTGCCGGTGGTGCGTCTTGTTCCATAATATAATTGTTGATACTTCTGTATCGACTAATTTCTTTCAGAATTTTTTTATCCAAACTCATTTTAGTTATCCATTTAATAATTGTTTTATACCTGTTGTGGTTTCAACTTGAATTCTTTTGTTTGTTTTCATTGTATTGTCAACACGTTCAATAAGACCATCCTTCATTCTTACCACATAACATTCTCCAGTGTCTAAATCACAAACTTGTTTAGAACCGTTTCCTAAATCTTTTTCTGTAGTTCTTGTGTTTTTACCAAGATAACTATCTAATATTAATTTAACATCCATATGTTTTTTATTTATAAATATCTGACTGTAATAAAAAATTAATTAGTTGCTTCATAAAGCTTTATTGCGGTATCAACTTTTGCGATAATTTTATCTTTGTCCGCTTTATCTAATGAGAACCAATTTGCGGGTGATGATGAAGAAGGTCTTAAATTTGTATTTATAAAAAGTGCAATATTCTCAGTTGTTGGGTTTTTAACTTGAGCACCTTTAAATTGCCATCTAGTCAATAAAAACTCAATATTTTTTTCTAATGACTGAAATGTAGGATATGGTAGAATTTCATCCCCTCTTTTTACACAAAAATATGTTCCAGTAGGTTTACCTTCTGAACCTGGAGTACTGAAATACGTTTCACTAGGTCCCCAATTAACATTTAAATCTATACCTATAAAATTACCTTGTAATCCAACAAAAGTTGTATTATTTCCACCCTGTAAATACATTTGAGCAAATACCGCTTTACTTAATCCATCCAAGAAACTTGATTGTATTGGTGTTGATAAATTTGATGCGACCTTAGATATCGCTTTTTTAACTTGTTGTGCGGTGGCGGTTAAAGATGCCGGTGCGGCACTAATTTTTGTAAATTTCTCATATTTTGTAATTCCTGAACATTCAGCGTCTTTTGCCGGTTCATTAGTTCCTAAAGAATTATTAACAATTTTATCTTTATTAGCAATTTGATTTTTAGATTCAGACGCCTTTTGTCTTTGTACGTCTTCTTTTTTCTTTTGAATTATTTTTTGAACTAAATTTGTTTTTAACGTTTGAATAAAATCTAAATTTGTAGGTAAATTAGCAATAGGTTGTCTTATTCCTGTAAAAGTTGTATCGAATTTTCCAACTCCTATTGAATGATTTACTTCTAAAATCATATAAGGACCTGAAAACATCGGAACATATCGTAAATTAAAATACATCATTGGTTGTATTAATGCGTTACCCATCATACTAACACTACATTCATAACTTCTAATCTTATATAAATTATATAATGATAAGTTCTGAGTTGCCGCACCTCTATTCCCCGCTTGTCTTGACATTTCACTTAATAATTTAAGTGACTCCGCGGTTGGTGTTGAATTTTTTTGTGAAACTGAAAACGTTTGGAATACTCCTTGATTTTGTGGTCCAATGTCTACGTTAAAACCAACAACTTTGTTTGATTTATCCCAATCTCTCTTATTTATTTGATTTTCAATTAAAGGATTATCTGACGCTCTTCTCAAATCAAAAGCATCGTTTTTAAATCCTTCAATAAGTCCTTGAGTATCTAAATGTACACTTGGTTTACCTGCGTAAAAACATACCATTTTAGTACTTGAGTTTCTGTAATCAACATTTAAAAATGTTCCGAATAACGTATTCGCCAATTCCAAACTACCTTCAGGTTTAGGTACCGCGTTTTTAGTTGCGTCTTGTACATTATAAAAATTAATATAAGACGGTATGTTCATAACTTGAAAGTTATTCTCTTTTAAAATAGTGTTAACTAAGATTAACATAGTAGTTGCGGGATTAATCCTACTTGGTTCTAACCTATTTTTTAGAGCGTATATATCAACAACCACTACATCACCAATGTTTCTACTCGCTCTATCAAATAATAATACATCTTCAAATAAAGTTTTAGATTTATAATCATTACCAGAAATCCATTTATCATTTGTAGCTTTAAAGGATTGATATAGTTCTAATTTTGTTTGTTTACCATCAACAGTTTCATATATTTTTCTATCTTTAGTAATTTTAATACCATTTAAACTTTTACTGACTTTAGGAAATAAATCATCAATTACAGTGTCAATAAATTTAGTATTTGAGTCAATATATTTATCCATCAATTTTGTAAAATCTGATGAGGTTAAAGAAGGGTTAAGATATTTTTGAGTGGCATATATTTTTATTATTGGACTACAAACTTTTATATTATCTGCAGTAAAGGCGATGTCGAAATCAATAAAAAAATCAAATATTGTTGAGCCTGTATTTGTGTATTCTATATTTTCAACTGTTGAAAATCCAATATATTCTATAAGCGCGTTCCAAGCGTCGGGATATAATACTTTAGAATTTACCAAGGTTTGTGTTGAGGCGGAAGAAGGTAACGCGTTTGGAGTTGTTAAAGTATATTTTTGAAATATAAATGGGTTTTGAATTTCTTTACTTGAAAAACTATAAAATAAATTTTTATCAAAATTACTTGGATTACCGTACCTCAATAATACATCATAATTTATAAAACTATTTATTATGTTTGTAAAATTTTTAATCTGACTTGTCTGTAGTTCATTTATAATTAATTCATTAGTTGTCAGTGCGGTATTAGGTGCGGGAACTTTCATTAAACTAGTATACAATAATTGAAAGTTTCCAAAACTTTGTTCGGTTTCTGTTGCGTTAAGGTCAACGTCAACATAATTATATTTTGGTCTACAAAAAC